CCTCGAGCAGGCCATCCGCGACAACGCGGCGCAGCCCGCGAAGGCGTCGGTCGATGGCCAGACCGTGGAGCAGCACCCGCTGAAGGACCAGATCGAGGCGGATCGGTACCTCGCGTCGAAGCAGGCCGCGCGGACGCCAAGGAATGCCCTGCGGCTGACGCGACTGGTCCCGCCCGGGGCGGAGGGGGGTTGATGCTCGGATTCTTCAAATCAAGATTGGGCGCTCCCTCCGCCCCGCGGGTTCGGTCCGCCTACAAGGGCGGCCTCCTGCGTCGCCTCGTCGTGGGCACCGCGCTCCGCGCCGGGTTCGACTCGGCCGTGACCAACGACGCCAACCGCCGTCACTGGGCCAACGCGGACGGGCTGTCGGCCGACGCCGCGGCTTCGCCCGAGGTGCGGCGGACGCTGCGCAACCGCGCCAGGTACGAGACGGCGAACAACGCCTACGCCAAGGGCATCGTGCTGACCCTCGCCAACGACGTGGTGGGCACGGGGCCGCGCCTGCAGCTGCTCACCGACGACGACGACGCCAACGAGCGGATCGAGCAGGCGTTCGCAGCCTGGGCGAAGGCGATCGGCCTGGCCGAGAAGCTCCGCACCATGCGGGCCTCCCGCGCGACCGACGGCGAGGTCTTCGGCGTGCTCACGAGTAACCCTCGCCTCCCGACGCCGGTGAAGCTCGACGTGCGGCTGATCGAGGCGGACCAGGTCACCACGCCGGACCTGTGGGCGCTCGACGACAACGCGGTGGACGGCATCGTCTTCGACGCCTTCGGCAACCCGATCGAGTACCACGTCCTCAAAGGGCACCCGGGCGACACGCGGACGTGGGGGGCGGGGTTCCTGGGGCTGGAGTACGACCGTGTTCCGGCCGACTCGGTCATCCACTACTTCCGCGTCGATCGCCCCGGCCAGAGCCGGGGCATCCCGGACATCACGCCCGCGCTTCCGCTGTTCGCCCAACTTCGCCGGTTCACGCTGGCGGTGCTCGGCGCGGCGGAGACCGCCGCGGACTTCGCGGGCATCCTCTACACCGACGCCCCCGCCAACGGCGAGGCCGAGGCGGTCGAGCCGATGGACGCCATCGAGCTCGAGGCCCGCTCTCTCCTGACGATGCCCGGCGGCTGGAAGATGGCGCAGGTGCAGGCCGAGCAGCCCGCGACCACCTACGCCGAGTTCAAGCGCGAGCTCCTCAACGAGATCGCCCGCTGCCTGAACATGCCGTTCAACGTCGCGGCGTGCAACTCGTCGGGGTACAACTACGCCAGCGGCCGCCTCGACCACCAGACGTACTTCAAGAGCATCCGCGTCGAGCAGGAGCACCTGGCGTGCGTCGTGCTCGATCGGCTGCTCGACGCGTGGCTGCGCGAGGCGGTGCTGATCTCCGATCTGCTGCCGCTGCCGGTGCGCACGCTTGTCGCCACCGGGCAGGGCCTGCCGCACCAGTGGTTCTGGGATGGCAACGAGCACGTGGACCCCGCCAAGGAGGCGACGGCCCAGGCGACGCGCCTGGCGTCCCACACGACCACGCTGGCCGCCGAGTACGCCAAGCAGGGACGCGACTGGGAGAACGAGCTGCGGCAGCGGGCCAAGGAAGTCTCGCTCATGAAGGAACTGGGCCTCGCGCCGGAGCGGGACGAACCGCTCGCTCCTGTCGGCACGGGCAAGGAGGACGACGATGCCTGACCAACCCTCACACCCCACGCGCTCCTCACGCCCTCCGCGCACGCTGAGTCTGTGCGCGCCGGTCGAGGGCTGGCTCGAGGCCGCGCCCGCGGCGGGCGACGCACAGTCCGCGAACCTGCGCCGGTTCTCGATGGTGGCGTACACCGGCGGCCCCATGATGCTCGCGGGCTGGCCGCACCCTGTGGTCGTGGACCTCGCGGGTCTTCAGGTCGCCGGCGGCGGGCTCAAGAGCCGCCCGATCCTCAAGGACCACAACCGCTCTCTGATCGTCGGGCACACCGACGCCGTCAAGGTCGAGGGCTCGCAGCTCCTGGTCTCGGGGGTGATCTCCGGGGCCGGCCCTGTCGCCCGCGAGATCGTCGAGAGCAGCCGCAACGGGTTCCCGTGGCAGGCGTCGCTGGGCGCGGTGGCGGGGCAGATGGAGTACGTGCCCAAGGGCCGGAAGGCCGCGGCCAACGGGCGCGAGTTCGAGGGGCCGGTGCTCATCGCGCGCCGGAGCACCCTGGGCGAGGTGAGTTTCGTGGCGCTGGGCGCGGACGACAACACCAGCGCGGCGGTCGCCGCCGGCGCTGCACACAGAGTCAAGGAGGACGACATGACGTTCGAGCAGTGGCTTGAGGCCAAGGGCTTTGACCCCGCTTCCCTCACCGAGACGCAGAAGACCAACCTCCAGGCTCTGTTCGAAGCGGATGCCACTGCGGCGGGCGGCACGGATGCCGACCCCGACGCGAGCGGCGGCGCGGGCGGGAGCACGGACGCCCCCACGATGATCGCCCGCCTCCGCGCCGAGACCGTCGCCGAGACCAGGCGGATCGCCGAGGTCCGGCGCATCTGCGCCGCGGGCGGCGGCCGGCACGCCGAGATCGAGGCGAAGGCCATCGCCGAGGGGTGGGACGCGGACCGCACGGAACTGGCGGTGCTCCGCGCCGACCGCCCCACGATTGCCGCGGGCGGCGTCCGCGGCGACAAGGACCATGCCCTCGCTGGCCGCGCCCTGGAGGCAGCGCTCTGCCTGTCGGCGGGCCTGCCGGAGAAGCAGGTGGGCCAGTGGTACGACGAGAAGACCATGAACGCGGCGGTCGGGCGCGACCTGCGCGGGGCCGGGCTGCACACGCTCATCTACGAGACCATCCGCGCCGTCGGCGAGCACGTGCGCCCGGGCCGCGTGGACAACGAGACGATCCGGGCGGCGTTCAGCGCCGAACGCCGGCTCATCCAGGCCGCGGGCGGGGGCGGGGGGTTCTCGACGATCTCGCTGTCGGGCATCCTCTCCAACGTCGCCAACAAGACCATGCTCGCGGCGTACACCGCCGTCGAGAGTGTCGTCGGGTTCTTCTGCGCCGAGACGGACGTGAACGACTTCAAGGAGGTCACCCGCTACCGGCTCACCGGCAACGGCGTCTTCGAGAAGGTCGGCCCCGACGGCGAACTCAAGCACGCCGGGCTGAGCGAGCAGGCGTACACCAACAAGGTCGAGACGTACGGCCGGATGATCGTCCTGAACCGGCAGATGATGATCAACGACGACCTGGGGGCGTTCCTCCAGATCCCGCGCATCATCGGCCGCATGTCGGCGCTCAAGCGCGAGGAGGCGGTCTTCGAGCTGCTCCTGGCCAACCCGGCCAACTTCTTCGGCGTCGGCAACAAGAACTTCTTCTCGGGCGCGGACACGGCGCTGTCGATCGACGCCCTGACCAAGGGCGAGCAGATGTTCCTCGACCAGACCGACACCGACAGCAAGCCGATCCTGCTCGCGCCCGCCGTGCTGCTCGTGCCGTCGTCGCTGAAGGTCGCGGCCCAGGTGCTGATGACCGAGACGCGGATCAACGAGACGACCACACCGGACAAGGGCAAGCCCGCCGTCAACCCGCACGCGGGCAAGTGGAAACCGGTCGCCAGCCCGTACCTCAACGCGCAGGGGATCACCGGCGGGAGCGCCAAGGCGTGGTACCTCTTTGCCAACCCGGCGGACGTGGCCGCGATCGAGATCGCCTACCTGCGCGGCAAGCGCACCCCGACCATCGAGTCCGGCGACACCGACTTCAACACGCTCGGCATGCAGTGGCGCGGCTACTTCGACTTCGGCGTCGCCATGCAGGACTTCCAGGCGGCGGTCAAGAGCAAGGGCGAGGCGTAAGTCACCATGGGCGACGTTATCGAGGGCGGCGGCGAGATCGAACCAGGCGAGCCGGGCGAGCCCGGCTCCGGAGGATCACAGATGTCCACGACGAAGTTCGTACAGGAAGGCGCGGCAATCGACTACACCCCCGGGGCCGACATCCCCGCGGGCACGGTGGTCGTGCAGGGCGACCTGGTCGGCACCACGCGCGTCGACCTCAAGGCGAATCAACTCGGCTCGCTGGCGGTGCAGGGGGTGTTTGACTTCCCCAAGGCCGCGGGCGCGGGCACGGCGTTCACCGTCGGCACGCTGGCGTACTGGGACGCGACCAACAAGGTCGCCACCAAGACGGCCTCGGGCAACAAGGTGATCGGCAAGGCCGTGCGCGCCGCGGCGGATGCCGACACCACGGTGCGCATCCGGATGTCGCAGTAACCCCGGCGAGAGGAGGGCGGCATGGGTGACCTGCTCGAACAGGGCGCGGCATTCCTCGACGACCAGCGGCATCGGCACATGAGCCGCTCGGTCGTCTACAGGCGCGGGGCGGAGGAGAAGGAAGTCCAGGCCACCATCGGCCGCACCGAGTTCGAGCAGGCGGATGAGGCGGGCCTGATCCACCGCGTCGAGTCGCGCGACTTCCTGATCCGCGCAGCGGACCTGGACCTTGGCGCGGGACCGATCCAGCCCAGGGCGGGGGACCAGGTGAGGGAGCAGGTTGGTGGCGTGGGGGGGCAGGTGCTGGTGTACGAGGTCAACGCGCCGGGCGGGCAGCCGCCCTGGCGATACAGCGACCCCTACCGGCGGGTGATGCGGGTTCACACGAAGTTCGTGGGTACGGAGGCGTGATGACGGGACCGAACGGACAGAATGGCACCAACGGCGGCAAGGCGTCGCTGCGCGTGCAGTGGGCGGGGATCATCGTCACGATCCTCCTCGCGGCGGGCGCGATGACCGTCCAGTGGGGCGTGGTGACCGCCAAGCTCCAGCAGGTCGAGAAGCGACTGGACGAACTCATCGTCGAGGCCCGGGCCCTGCGCACCGAGTACCAGGCAATCGAGCGTCGCGTGTCGTACCTCGAAGGGCGGCTCAATGGAAGGGGTGGCCAGTGAGCACCATCTCGACCATCGCCGACGCCGTCGCCGCGCACATCAACGCCGGGACGTACTCGCGCCCGGTGAGCGCCGAGCGGATGTACCAGCCCGCCTTCACGCTGGAGGACCTCAAGGACCTGTGCGTGTCGGTGGTGCCGCGGACGGTGGGCATCTCCGCCGCTAGCCGCGACAGCAGCATCGTCGAGTGCGTCATCGACGTGGGAGTGCAGCAGAAGTTGTCGGCGACCGGTGAGCAGGCCGAGATCGACGCCCTGCTCGACCTCGTCGAGGAGATCGCCGACCGGCTGCGGCTGGCGCGCCTTCCCGGCGCGCCCGAGGCCGCGTGGGCCGGCATCGCCCACGAGCCTGTGGTGTCGAGCGAGTCGCTGGAGCAGCACCGGGTCTTCACGAGCGTTCTGAGCGTCACGTACAGGGTGCGGAGGTAGGAGGCAGGGCTGGTGCGGAACTTCATCGCGCTCAAGATCGACCTGGACAGCAACTACGCCGCGCTGTCGGCCACGCCGCTGGTGGCGACGTGCACGCTGACGTTCGCGCACACCAACACGCAGGACGCCACGCTCAAGGGGACCGACGGCAAGGAACTGCTGATCCCGCCGAGCGCGCAGTACCGCCTGGAGCGCGTGGACATCTCGCGGATCGAGGTCAAGAGCAAGAGCGGCGAGTGCGTGTACGTGGTCGGACACGGCGGCTGAACCCCCCACCCCCCACGACCCCCACCCCCAAGAGAGGCAAGGAGACCGGCGATGGCGATCAAGCTGGGCATGGATGCGGTCCTCAAGTACAAGACCGGCGGGCAGGCCGGAGGCGGCTCGTGGACGGCCCTGGGCAACGTGAAGGACGTGACGCTCAACCTCGAGACCGGCGAGGCCGACGTGACGACGCGCGCGAACGCGGGGTGGCGCGCGACCGTTGGCACCCTCAAGGAAGCGAGCGTCGAGTTCGAGATGGTGTGGGACACCGCCGACGCGGGGTTCACCGCCATCAAGAACGCCTTCTTCAACAACGCCGTGATCGGCCTGCAAGTCCTCGACGGGACGAGCGGCCAGGGCCTTCAGGCGGACTTCTCCATCACCAACTTCTCGCGCAGCGAGGCGCTCGAAGAGGCGATCACCGTCTCGGTGACGGCGAAGGTGACCTACTCGGCCACGGCACCTTCATGGATCGGCGGCTAATCCACACGCACACGCACCTCACGGAGGAAGCACGGATGCAGACATTCACGGACAACGCGGGCAGGCAGTGGCAGGTCGAGGTCAACGTCGCGGCGCTCAAGCGCGTCCGCGGGCTTGTGCGCGTGGACCTCATGCAGCCCATCGAAGGCACGGGCGGCCTGCTCGAGCGCCTCGTGCGCGATCCCGTCCTGCTGTGCGACGTGGTCTACGCGCTGTGCAAGTCCGAGGCGGACGCGCGGTCGATTTCCGACGAGGACTTCGGCCGGGCGATGGCGGGCGACGCCATCGAGCACGCCACCGCCGCGCTGCTGGAGGAGCTCGTGGCTTTCTGCCCGAGCCCGAGGGACCGGGCCAACCTCGGGCGGGTGCTCCAGGCCACGCGGGAGGTGATGGACAAGGCGCGGGACCTGGCGACGCGGCGGATCGATCACCTGATCCAGAGCGGGGAACTCGAACGCCTGGCGGAGAACGCGTTGGAGGAGGCTGTGCGGGTGGACCCACCGCCGCCGACGCCTGGCGACTCGTCTGGCAGTGCGCCGGAGCCGTCGGCGTCGATCCCGGGCCTCTGACCCTGCGGGAACTGGTGGAAATGCTCGAAGGGCGGCAGCGCCACGACTGGTCCATCGCTTCCTCGTGCCTCTCCGTCATCGCCAACCTGCACCGCGACCCCAAGCGATCCCGCCGACTCAAGCCCAGCGACTTCGACCCCTTCGCCCAGCGCGCCCACGCACAACGCCCCATCACCGTCCCGGTCTCGGTCCTGAAGGACGTGTTCATCGACGGCAAGGTCCCCGACCTGCCACTGGAGGTTCACGGATGAAGTACCTCGGCTCGCTCTCCACCCGTCACGTCGTCTACCTTGTCGGCCTGGTTCTCCTGGCGCTCGTGCTCGCCTCGTGCGCCGGGATCGACCTGGGCGACCTCGTCAAGGTCAAGACGCCCAATGCGATCCAGCAGACCACCGGCCTGCGCTCGACGCTCTCGCTGAACGAGGCGGAGGTCGAGTACCAGAACTGGTTCAATCAGGTGCAGGCCACCGGCGCGCAGTGGAAGGGCAACATCCAGCGCGCCGGCGAGGTCCGCGGCCTGCTCGGGCAACTCACGCTCTCGGCCCTCGACACTGTCGGCCCCACCGTCGCGGGCCTGCCCGTGCTCGGCCCGGCGCTGCCGGCGCTCACCGGCATCGTCGGCTTGTTCATCGGCAGCGGGCGTCTGCGCAAGGAGAAGGAGGCGTCGTTCAACAAGGGCCTGGAAACGGGCCGCGACATGGCGGGCGAGGCCTGATCCGCACCACGCATGCAAGGAGGCTGTCACATGAAGATCGTCGCCGGACGCTTCGTCCGCGTCCCCAACAAGCCGCCGTACCAGCACCCCGCCGCCAGCCCGGACTACTTCGCCACGCGCGGCGAGGTGGTCTGTGGCGGGCGGCGAGCGGAGATCGACCTGCTCTTCACGCCGACCGAACTGCGCCGGGCCGCGCACCGGGCGCAGAAGAACCGCGAGGACATCCCGCCAGCGAAGCGGCGCACGCTCCTGCACCTCATCCAGCGGCTGCTGGGAGGCCGGGACCGGTGATCACCATGCGGATCAAGGACATGTTCTTCGACCGGCACGTCGTCATGCGGGCGATGGACTCGGCCAAGCGCAAGGTGCTCAGTCAGGCCGGGGCGTTCATCCGCACGGCGGCCAAGACCAGCATCCGCAAGCGCAAGGGGACCGCCCCGCCCGGCAAGCCGCCGCACTCGCACGAGGGCAGCCTGCGGAAGCTGATCCTCTTCGGATACGACCGCGCGAGCGATTCGGTCGTCGTCGGGCCGGTGGGGTTCGCCAAGAGCACCGCCCCGCGGGCGCTGGAGCACGGCGGAGAGACGGTCGTGCATGTGCGGCGCAAGGGGCGGCTCGTGTCGCGGAAGGTCAAGATCGCCGCGCGGCCCTTCATGGCCCCGGCGCTGGAGAAGGAGCGGCCGAAGCTGCCGCTCTTGTGGCGGAACTCGATCCGCAAGGGAGGTTGATCGGTGGCCGACACACGGGGCATCCGGGCCGGACGGGCGTTCGTTGAACTCGGCGTGAGCGACAAGCTCAGCGCCGGGCTCCGCCGCGCCCAGAAGCGCCTGGAGGCCTTCGGCCAGGGACTGCGGAGCGCCGGCACGCGACTGGCGGGGATCGGCGCGGCGGCGGTGACGGCGCTGCTCGGCAGCGTGAAGGTCTTCTCCAGCATGGGCGACGCCCTCGACAAGATGAGCCTGCGCACAGGGGTGAGCGCCGAGGCCCTGAGCGAACTGGGCTTCGCGGCCGAGCAGTCGGGTGCGGACCTGGAGACGCTGGAGAACGGCCTGAAGTTCATGCAGCGCTCGCTCGTGGACGCGGCCAAGGGCTCGGCGACCGCCCAGCAGGCTCTTTCGCTCCTCGGCCTGTCGGTCGAGGACCTCGCGGGCCTCTCGCCCGATCAGCAGTTCAAGGCGCTGGCCGATCGCCTCGCGCAGGTCACCGACCCCGCGTTGCGCACCGCTCTGGCGATGGAGATCTTCGGGCGAGCCGGGACCAAACTCCTCCCTCTGCTCTCGTCCGGCGCGGCGGGGATCGAGGAACTCCAGGCGCAGGCCCGCAGCCTCGGCCTGACGGTGAGCACGAAGACGGCCAGGGACGCCGCGGAACTCAACGACACGCTGAACATCCTCTGGCGCGTGGTCAAGCAGGGCGTCTTCGCCATCGGCGGGGCGCTCGCGCCCACGATCAAGGACCTGTCACAGCGCATCACGCGCGTCATCGTCGCCGCCACCGACTGGATCAAGCGAAACAGGGACATCGTGGTGTGGGCGCTCAAGGTTGCGGCGGGGGTCGTGGTGGTCGGGGCCACGCTCATCGGTTTGGGCGTGGCGATCACCGGCGTCGGCGCGGCGATGGGTGTGCTGGCGAGCGTCGTCTCGGGCATCGGCGCGGCGTTCGGGCTGGTTGGTGCGGCGCTGGGCGCATTGCTCAGCCCCATCGGCCTGGTCGTCGCGGCCATCGTCGGCCTTGGCGCAGCGCTCCTGGTCACCAGCGGCGCGGGCGGAGCCGCCCTCGAATGGCTCGGGGATCAGTTCACGCGCCTGCGCGAGTGGGCAACCAAGGTCATCGGCGGCATCTCTGATGCGCTCGCGGCGGGCGACATCGCGCTGGCCGCCGAGATCCTGTGGCTCTCGCTGAAAGTAGTCTGGCAGCAGGGCGTCGCGGCGCTCAACAAGGCCTGGCTGGAGGCCAAGCAGTTCTTCGTCGGCACGGCGCAGTCCATGTGGTACGGCGCGCTGGCCGCCGCCGAGATCGGGTTCCACGCGATCGAGGTCGCGTGGATCGAGACGACCGCGTTCCTCAGCAAGACGTGGACGAACTTCACCACCGGCTTCCAGCAGATCTGGGAGTCCGCCTCGTCGTGGGTCGCCAAGCGGATGCTGGAGATCCAGGGCCTGTTCGACTCCGGACTCGACGTGGACGCCGCCAAGAAGGCGGTGGACCAGCAACTCGAATCGCGCCTGGTCGAACTGGAGGACGCCGCCCAGCGCGACGTGGCCGCGCGGGAACGCAGGCGATCTGCCGAGCGCGAGCAGGCGGCCGCCATCCACGAGGCCACGCTCGCGGCGATCGGCCAGGACTTCGAGAACGCGCAGGACGCCCTCCGCAAGGACACGGAGGCGGGGCTCGCCGAGTCGCGTGCCGCCCTCGACGCCGCGAAGGAACGCCTGGCCGCCGCGATCGAAGATGCACGGCGCAAGCGCGAGGCGGCGGACGCCGAGCGTGGGCCTTCACATTCACCTCGTGACCTCATGGCCGAGTTCGACGAGCGGATCGCGGGCCTGGGCGACCTGCTCGCCAAGGGGATCAGCGTGCGCGGCACGTTCAACGCCAAGGCCGCGCAGGGGCTCGCCGCGGGCAGCGACGCCGCCGAGCGCACGGCCCGCGCGACGGAGCAGACGGCGAGGCACACCAAGCGCCTGGCCGACGCGGCAGGAACGGGCGGATTGACGTTCGGCTGATCGGAGTGACGGATGCCCATCGAGGTGCGCGAAAAGTTCGAGTCCCGCCGGCTGGTCAAGGCCGCCGGCGGCAGCAACTCCTCGGCGGAGCTCGCGTACATCGTGCTCGGCACGGACAACGACATCGCCGCGCGCGATGCGCTCGAGGCCGAGGCACCCGCCACCTACGCCACCCTGCCGCGCCAGAGCGTGCAGATCGAGCCCCTTGGCCCGGGCCTGTGGGACGGCGTCGTCCGCTACGCCCTCTCCGGGGGCGGGGGCGGCCTGCCGACCGGCGAATCCACCTTCCAGTTCGACACCGGCGGGGGCACGCAGCACATCACACAGTCGCTGGCTACCGTGCAGCGCGTCCCCGCGCCGGGCATGGTTGCGCCCGACTTCCAGGGGGCCATCGGCGTCAGCGCCGACGGCGTCGAGGGGATCGACATCACCGTCCCCGTCTACCACTTCGCCGAGACGCACTACAAGCCCGATGCCCAGATCACCGGCGCGTACAAGGGCGTGCTCTTCAACCTCACCGGCAAGGTCAACGGCGACTCCTTCCGCGGGTTCGCGCCCGGCGAGGTGCTCTTCCTGGGCGCGAGCGGCGCGAAGCGCGGCAGCGGCAGCGAGGCCGACTGGGAGATCACCTACCGCTTCGCCGCTAGCCCCAACGTATCGGGCCTGTCCATCGGCCCCATCAACGGCATCACCAAGAAGGGCTGGGAGTACCTGTGGGTGCGGTACAGCGACCAGGAGGACACCGCCGCCAAGGCGCTGGTCAAGCGCCCCGTCGCGGCTTACGTCGAGCGCGTGTACGAGAGCGGGAGTTTCGCGGGACTGCAACTGGGATGACGAATGGCAGATGAACTCCGCACATCACTGGGCAACACCCTGCTCGGCTGGCCATCTCGGCCATGCAGGATGTGGTGTGCGACGCGGACATACGTCAGGCAAGGCTACAGAAGCCCCGCAGTTGTCCCCACCGCGAGCAGAAATGTGCCGCCCCCGCTCAGTGCCAGAAACAGACGGCGATTTAGGCGCTCGTGCGGAGTCTCGCCTCCCCACGTTGCGATCTCTTCGTGCATCTCCGCGAATATCGCCCATAGCAAGAGTAGTCCACCGGGAATCTGCGCCCACTTCAGAACTGTCGCGGGTATCCATCCAACCAGCAGATACCCGGCGAGCACGCCAAGACCGACTGTCGTGCCGGCGAATAGGCCGGCATTGCGGAACCTGCGCCACACTGTTGCTGACTCGTCTGACATCACCACACTCACGCAGGTCGTTGGATCGGCTCATCTGGATGATAGACGCCGCAGCGCGATCTGCAAGGCACTCGCACCTGTGATGCGCCGATTGAGAGGGAGCAGATCGCATGGGTGACGACCTCCGCAAAGTCCGGCCCGGCGATCCGCTCCGTATCCCCGCGCGGGCGTACAACGCCTTCGTCGATGCGGCGCTGGAGACCAAGCGCCGCCAGCAGGACCGCCGTGCCGGCGAACTCTGGGACCGCGGGCGCTCCTTCATCGGCGGGGGCGTTGTCGCCGTGCGCAACGACAGCAACGCGGACCTGGATCGCTACCACACGCTGGCCATCGACGGGCCGCTCTTTCTTCCCGACGACGACGGCCCCGAGAAGTCCTTCCAGAACCGCCTGGCCTTCAAGGGCATCACGCCCACCGACGCCACGCGCCCGGGCTCCTTCGCCATCGCGCGCGAGCCGATCCCGCGCGGCGAGGTCGGCCTGTGCGTCGTCCACGGCGTCACCCCCGCGCGAGTGCTCATCGAGGACGAAGAGCACGCCTTCGCCGAGGTCGCGCCCGACGAGACGGTGCTCACATCCGCAGGCTCCGGCAGCGCCGCCATCCTGTGGAAGGAAGACGGCGTCGGCGAGAAGTGGGCGCTGGTCGAAGTGGGCCGCCCGCGTGGGGGCCGGATCGTCGCCATCCTCGGCGAGGGCCGCGAGATCGAGGGCGAGCGCTTCCGCTGGCGCTACCCGTGGACCGAGGCCGCCATCGACGGCGACCCCGGCAGCGACACCTTCGGCCGCTACATCGCGCTGGAGGAAGGGCTGTCGTCCAAGGGCGCGGGCGGCGAGGAAGACCCGTCGCGCTGGGCGATCAACAGGTTCGAGAGCCACCACAGCGATGTGCCCGACGAGGAACCCGAGGGCACCGACGGCTTCGGCGGACTGCGCTCGCTTTTCGTGCCGGGGCAACTCGAGCCGCTCGACCCCGCGGGCTACTGCCCGCGAAAGGCTGCGGTGCCGATGCTGCGCCCCATCCTCAATGGCGTCGCGGTGGAGATGTTCGCCGAGCGCGACACGCGAGGCAAGACGGTCTGGGCGTTCCAGGCCCTCAATGGAATGGAACTGGTCGAGTTCGACGTCCCGGTATGGCTCTATGTCTGACGCGAACGTCTCCATCCCCGTGGACCTCGAAGCCCGGCGCGAGCACGAGCGGCGGAAGTACCTCGCGCTTGCGGCGCACGCCGGGGGCACCTACGGCTCGACCAACCACGGGCGCTTCGCGTACCGGCTGGTTCAGTCTTTCAAGCCCCGCCCCACGTTCGTCGTGGACTTCGGTTGCGGCCGAAACCTCTTCATACAGCACCTCCGGCGGCTGGGGATCGACGGGCTGGGCATCGACTTCGCCTTCCCCGAGGCGGACATCGTGGCGCCCATGCACCGCGTGCCCGTCTCCGCCGGCATCGCCGACGTGGTGACCTCGTTCGACGCCCTCGAACACCTTCTGCCCGAGGAAGTGGACGAGGCGCTCGACGAGATGCGGCGGATCGCCGTGCCGGGCGGTGGCTTCGTGCTGTCGATCTGCACGCGGGAGAGCAAGACCAGGGTCAACGGCGAGGGCCTGCACCCGACGGTGCGGCCGCTGAAGTGGTGGCTCGACCGGATCGGCCGCGTCGGCACGGTACGCCAGGGACTCGGCGCGCCTCGTGGGGGGTACATCGCGGGGGTGTTCAACGATGCGTGACAACAGCGGGGACATCGCGGCGTTGCAGGCGGGCCTCAAGCAGCGCAGGCCGGCGCGGAGCGGCGTGCGCCTCTACACCTCCGACTTCGACTCCGTCTCGCTGTGCGACTTCTATCGCGGGCGCTCGGCCTTCCTGATCCTCTCGGGACCGTCGCTGGCCTCGCTGGACCTTGCGCAACTCAACCGGCGCGGCATCGTCACGATGGCCGTCAACAACGCCTGGGCCGTGCATCGCCCCACGCTGTGGACCTGCGTGGATGACCCCGGCCGCTTCATCGACACCGGCTGGAAGGACCCGGGCATCCTGAAGATCGTGCCCGTCTCGCACTTCGACAAGCGCCTCCGCGTGCAGAACCCCGACGGCTCGTTCCGCGCCAGCGCGTTCAAGGTGCGGCAGATGCCCGGCGTGCTCTTCTACCGCCGCAGCGATCACTTCGACCACAGCCGGTTCTTGAAGTCCGACACCATCAACTGGGGCCAGGACGGCGAGCACACCGATTCGCTGGGGATCAAAGGCAAGCGGAGCGTCATGCTCGCCGCGCTGCACCTGCTGCACTACCTGGGCTTCCGCACGGTCTACCTGCTCGGCGCGGACTTCAAGATGGCCCGCGACCGGCGCTACGCCTTCGACGAGCACCGCAGCAAGGACGCGATCCGCCACAACAACATTCTGTACGAGAGCCTCCAGAAGCGCTTCGAGGCCCTGAAGCCGCACTTCGAGCAGCACCGCTTCCGCGTCCTCAACTGCGCGCCCGATCCAGAGATGTGCGAGCTGAAGGCGTTCGAGTTCGTGCCCTTCGAGCAGGCCGTGAGCGACGCCGCGGCGGAGTGCAGCAAGCCCGTCAACACCGCCGGGTGGTATCAGCCCGCGAATCCAGCGCAGGAGAACAAGGGATGAGCGACGAACCCCGCCGGTACTTCCTTTACATCCCCGTGTGGGCCTCCACCGGCGGACCCGGCGGCTCGGGTTCCGGCTCCGGCTCGTCCGGCAGTTCGGAGAGTTCCTCGTCGGGCTCGTCGTCATCGAGCGGGAGCAGTTCGTCGGGATCGTCGAGCGGGTCATCGAGCAGCGGTTCGGGCTCGTCGAGCGGAGACTCCAGCGGCGCGAGCAGCGGGGCCAGCAGCGGCGCGTCGAGTGGGGCGTCGGGAAGTTCCGGCGCTGGCAGCAGCGGCGCGTCCAGCGGCGGCGGCGGAAGTTCCGGCGCATCGGGCGGTTCGTCCGGCGGTGGCGGAACGAGCGGGTCGGGCTCTGGGTCCGGTGGCTCGGGCAGCGGCGGATCAGGTTCCGGCTCAGGCGGATCAGGGAGCGGGGGTTCCGGGAGCGGCGGGTCCGGCAGCGGTTCGGGCGGCTCGGGCTCCGGGTCTGGTTCGGGCGGTTCCGGCGGTTCGGGCGGTGGCGGATCGGGTGGCGGCGGAGGCGGAGGAGGCGGTGGTGGTGGCGGAGGCGGCGGGGGTGGAGGTGGCGGTTCGAACTGCCTGCTCTTCGGCACGCTCGTCCGCCTGGCCGACGGCCGCGTGACCACGATCGAGAACCTCAAGCCCGGCGACCGCGTCGCCACGATCAGAATCCCCGGCCTCGAAGTCGATGTCCCCTACCGCGCCCAGTACCAATGGCTTTCGCACCACGGCCTGCGCGGCACGATCCCGACCGTCGGCCGCGTCGCCAGCGTGAAACTCGGCGAGCACACGGGGTTCGTCGTCATCAACCGACGGATCAAGGCGACGCCCGAGCACCCGTTCCTCATGCGCCGCGGCGACGAATGGGGCTTCTCGTCGGCCGAGTTCCTCCAGAAGGGCGACTACCTGATCGGCGAGCGCCTGGCGGAGGAACTGGTCGAAACCGTCGAACGCATCGACGCGCCGACCCGCACCGTGGCCATCCACATCCCCGGCACGAACACTTTCTCCGCCGAGGGCGTCTGGGTCCACAACGACATGCCCGCGACGGCCCACTCCTCCGGTTCGGGGTCGAGCTCCAGCGGCTCTGGTTCCAGTTCCGGCAGCGGGTCCTCCAGCACCAGCAGCTCGTCGGCCAGCAAATCCAGCGGGTCGTCGATGTCGTCCAGCTCTTCGTCCGGCTCCGGCAGCGGCAGCGGCTCCAGCAGCCAGTCCAGCGGCGGGCCGGGAGGGACGTATTCGATCTGAGGCTTTACCCCTTCGCCTTCTCTAGGAAACGGTTAACCGTCGCAGCGAGTGACCTGCCCCCGTTTTCTGTACCACGCGCCTTGAGACTCTCATAGGCATGGATCAGGATTCGGGGAGCAGGTCACGAGCAGCTCTCGCCGTGCTTCGAGAAACCTGCGGAACTCCTCGAGCCGGTGCAGCGAGGAGTCGAGCGGGACGCACTGGTGCGTCAGGGCCTCGTCGCCCTGCTTTTCGATGATCCCGGGCAGGTACTCGTTGCCGGAGCGTCTCGGTGAGGTCTGCCGCCGTGCCGCCCTCGGTGATCGTGGCCAGGTCGGCATCGAGCAGCGTCTCGCTCGAACCACGCGAGTATCGACCGCGCGCATTGGCGACATGGAGCCAGTGGAGGAACTGCTTTTGCTCGACCTGCCGTTCATCACGACTTGCTGCGATTCGCATTCGCAGGTACTAGACATGTTATCGCAACGAAAAGCATTCCAATTGTGCCCATTACTAATGGAACAAGCAAGACGCCAGCCACAGGCTCGTACGCAAGCCGGGGGGGGCTCCAGAACGACACATATACCCCGATGGATGCGCCACACAAATATAATGCGATACGAAGTCGCGAGCGTAGAGAGTTAGCCATCGCTGCGAAGACTAACGGCACGTACCCAGCAAGCACTAGGACACACAGAAAGGTGACGTCAATCGCCGCCTTCGCATGCAATATGGCAGTAGTCACAGAAAGTACAACTGCGGGAATCGCGATGGATAGCGCGAACAGTCGTCTCGCAGATCGGCGCTTATGTTCTCTCCATGCTGCGGCCTGCTGCGGCAGCATGCCACACTCGGGGCATGGAGCCTCTCCATCGCCTTCGCGATGTTGTGACGGGTATCCGCATCTGGCACAACTGGGCATCTCGCACCATCAATACCAAGGTTTGCGGGGAAAGATACGCTTGGGTCCGCACAATCCAGAGTCCTCGAGACTGACCTGATCCCATCGACACCTGATATAACACATGGCCAAGGTGCCCCAGGGTCGACCGCCGGGGTACTTGCGGTCTGCCTCAGCATAGCACTCTTCGTGTGCTTGAGCAGGAGTAGCACCACTCGCATACTTGCACAATAGACAGGCGCGTACGAATGCTGACCAATCAGAATCTCCCGCACACTCACAGAAGCATCTTGCATTGGCACCTGCGTATGAGTCGCAGAGGGCGTACGACTGACATGCAGATGCAGAAGCCTTTACTGGGGTTACAGTGAAACAAGGGTCTACCGGTGGTTGGGACTTGGCTGTTAGCGTGAGCGGTGTCGGGGTAGGATCTGGTACCGGACTGAAAGCAGATCCCGTTGCGCCGCCCAAGGTCGGGCACGGAGGAGCCACGGGCTGAGGCCACCGCTCGTGCGTCCGGACGGTGTCGGGCTGAGCGATGCACTGATTTGCGCCGCAGCGCTCGCTGAGCATGCCATGCGGGTCGGCCCACAGTAGCGGTTGAATCTTCACATACTCATACAAACTCATGCCATCGACGTACCCGAGTGGATCGCGCCTGGTCCACCGCCCGATGTCGGCGTCGTAGACGCGGTGGCGGACGTGGTAGAGGTGTTTGCCGGCGCCCTCGAAGGTGGGGTCGTACTCATATCCGGCGTAGCCGCGGCGGTTGGCGACGCCCGAGGACGACAGCCTGCCCCGGCCGAGGGTCTGGTACCCGCCGGTGATGGAGTTGGCGTGGGTGACGTCGGCGGAGCTGACCACGCCGTCGAGGTTGGCGTCCTGCCGAACGTCGTAACTCGACGACGTGGCGATGCGGGTGGAGTCCGCGGCGTCCCAGTCGCCGTCGCTGTCCGTGTCCCCCGCCGGCAGGGCGAAGGGCACGCCGTAGGAGGAGTACTTGACCCACTCGACCATGCTCCCCGCGACGGTCAGGATGGCCGAGACGTCGGCCCGCCAGTTCTGGCAGTAATAGCGGCGCTCCTCGCGCTTGTCGTCGGCCGGCTCGGGCCACGCGGTGTCCGCGTCGCGGTCGCGCAGGATCACGCTGTCGATGTACGAGGAACCGCCGTAGCCGCCCAGCCCGGCGTTATGGTGGACGAAGACCTCCTTGGGGTCGGCGTCATCGCCGCGGAAGGTCGCCACGATCCGCCAGGCGTCGTCGTAGCAGAACCAGTACCAGGGGTCGTCGCCGTCGACCTCGTTGTCGGCGTTGGCGTCGTAATGCCAGCCGATGCGGAAGCCCAGGCCGTTGTAGCGGTACTGCGCGTACACCACGCCCGGCTCGCCCTCCTTGTGGACCGCGACCAGCCGCCCGAACGCGTCATAGGTGTACCCGTACCCCAGGCCGTCGGCGGTCTGGTTGCCGGCCTTGTCGTAGGCGAGGGTGTAGTCCACGGTGCTGTTGGAGTTGATGTCCCGCGTCAGCAGTTCGTTGGCCAGGCTAAAGGCGCCGGTGTCGTCGAGTTCGTTCGTGCCGGTGAAGGCGCCGTCGCCGTTGAGGTCCAGGCGGCGACGCAGCCAGTTGCCGGTCTGCGAGAGAGCCAGGTTGCCCAAGGCGTCCAGCCAGCGCTCGTCGCGGGAGCGGTTGGCGATGGTCCCCGTGCCGCCGCTCCAGGAGAGCGTCCCTTCGTCGGCGCGCGTCAGACGGTTGAGCGCGTCGAGGGTGTACAGAGCATCGAAGTTGCGGTTGCCGCTACTGTTCTTGTGGACGTTGTCGGTAACGCCCAGGATGTTGGAGGCCGGGTCGTAGGCGATTGTCACCGTGTAGAAGTCGCGCGTGCCCGAGCCCTTGTACCCCGTCCAACGGCTGCGCTCGACGCGGTTGAAGCGATCCAGGTCCGGGTACGGCGTGCCGCTGACCGCGCCCTCGAAGAAGTTCCAGCGGGCCTTGGGCTCCAGGAGGTCGGTGCCGGCGAGCCGCGCGGCGCCGAGGTACTCGTACTGGGCCACGGGCACTTTGGATGCGACGCTGGTGTCCACCTCCACGCGCGTGACGCGGCTAGCCGCATCATCGAGACGGCCGCCGGTGGAGATGTAGCTGTACTCGACGTACGTGCCCCCAGGCAGGTTCATCCCTGTGCGGCGGATCGTGTTCCTTCCTGTGATCGCCTTCGCGTAGGCGTAGTCCACCTGGAACGCCGCTCGGCCCGAGGCCGAGCCGTCCAAATCCGAGTCCACGTCCTGCTTGAACTGGTAGACGTTCCCCCAGTCGTCGTAGGTGTACTTCACGTCATCGACAAGGCTGCCCGAGCCGACGGCGGCGTTGTCGTACTGCGTGACCTTGTTCACCAGGCCGCGCGAGAGGTACGTCGTGCTGATGCGCCGCACCGCGCCGTCGAAGCCGCCGGCGAGGGTCGTCACGCGCCGGTGCGCCTCACGTCCGGCGGTGTCGAAGTCGGTCTGGATGACGTTGCCGGCCTGGTCCTTCGTCCAGACCTGCTCGCCCTGGGCGTTGTAGGCGTAGGTCACCGTGCGGTCGGCCTGCGCGCTCCCCGCCTGCCCAGGGGGGTAGATGACTTCGCGGAGCAGGTGCCCCGTGGCGATGGCGGACTGCACCGGGCTGCCGCTGCCCGGCGTGCCCTTGGTCGTGCCATACACATACTCGGTGACCTGGTCGTCGGAGTCCTCGGTGTTGTCGCCGTTGAGGTCCACCCAGACCTTGGTCTGGAGGCCGTTCTCGTAGACGTAGCGGGTGTAGACATCGTGGTCGCGGACGGGGTTGGTCAGCGAGCCGCCCGTGTAGTGGCCGATGCTGGCCACGAGGCGCCCCGCGGCGTCGTACACGAAGCGCGTGGCCCGCCCATTCGCGTCGACCGTCTCCTGGACCGTGCCGTCGTCGGCGTACGCCGTCTTGGAGACGATGCGCGTCGTGGGGTTGGTGTCGGAGGCGGCCGGCTCACTCAGGCCGTCGCGATCGAACGTCGCCACGTTGTCCGTGGCCGAGTTGGTCCCGTAGAAGGCCGAGGTCACTGGGCGATCAAGACTGTCGTACCAAACGGTGCTGATCTGGATGCGCCCCTTAACGTCCGCGGCGGTGAACTTCAGCGGCAGCCCGTCCCCGCCGTCGTACGTCGTGTCCAGCGGGCCGGTCGTGCTGGTGTCGCCGTGCGTGCGCTCGATGGTCGCCTGCACGAGCACCTCGTCCAGCGCCCCGTCGTACCCGGTCTGCCGCTCTTCGAGCACCTTGTCCCCGACCACGCTGGCGAACTTGTTCGTGGAGTCGTAGACGTCCGAATAGGACGTGTCGTTGTCGGCGGCGAGGATGAAGGACTGGATGACGCGCCCGAGGCGGTCGTAGCGCGTCTTGGTCAGATGCTCCCCGTCGGTCTTGATCAGCCGCCCATCCGGGTCGTACCAGTTGAGAGTCTGGAGGTTGTCGGCGTCGGCGCCGGTGCTCTGGGTGATCTTGTGCCGCTGGCTCTTCCACACCTGCCCGCGCTCATCGTAGAAGGTTTGCGAGAGAGCCACGCGGTTGCTCGTGGTCGTGGTCGGGTCCGTGCTCGCCGTCAGCCCCGAACTGGAACTGAAGAGGCCCGAGGCCGTCATCCGCCCGAGATTGTCGTACTTGACCACGCTGTGCGGGGCCTGCGGGCTGACCGTGACGATGAGCCGCCCACGGTAGTCATGGAGATACGTGGTCTGCCGCTGGCCGGTGGTCCCGTCCTCGATGTAGGTCGTCCGCGAGGTCAGCAGCGAGTTCCCCCCGTCCGAGCCCCCGTCGTATGCCAGGGACTCGGTCGTGACCATGTTGTTGGTGCCGGTAAGGTCGCTCCCGAGGTCACCGGTGTCGTTGGTGCCGATCTTGCGGGACGTCACGCGGCCGAGCACGTCGTACACCGTCCGCGCGATCGTGCCCGAGGGCTCTTTGGTCCGGATCTGCCGGCCCATGTGGTCGTAGGCGATGGTCCACTCGTCGTACTTGCCGCTGATGTCCCCCGCGGCCATGCTCGTCGGCATGGCGAAGAAGATCCGGCGCGAGTCCAGACGCCGCCCGGTCTTCCCGTAGGCGCTCGCCGTCAGACGGGCGAGCGTGCGCTCGTTGGCAACCGCGTTGAATGCCATGATCGGGTCCGGGGGCGGGTCGGCGTACAGGTACTCCTGCGCCACGGACAGCCAGCCCGAGGGTGCGGACGTACCCTCCGCGGCGATCACGATGATGAAGCACTCTTCGGTGTTCCCCGCGTGGTTGCTGACCGTGTACGAAGCCGGCCCGTGGTAACTCGCCACGCGCGGGATGCTGAAGGTCACCATCCGCTCGCCGCCGAGCTTGGCGTACCAGCGCATCGTCACCCGGCCGCCGGGGAGCGTCGAGGTGGCGCGCCTTCCCTGGTTGTCATAGCCGTACTCGGTGACGCGGTCGAATCCATCGCCGCTCTCGGTGATCCCCCAGTCGGTGTTGGGGTCATCGCCCGTTGGGAACGTGCCGTTGGTCTTGACGTCCTCGATGCGTTTGGTCACCTGCCCGTCGGTGTACGCTGTGTAATGGAAGATCCCGCGGGCCGACTCGGCGAACGCGGCCGTGCCGTCCTTGCGCAGGTAGCGCTTGGTCGTGGTGGCCGAGCCCGAACCGTTCTTGCCCGTGCTTACCGCCGGCGCCGTCGTCGTCACCTGCTTGATCGTGATGTACAGCACGTCCGTTGTCGTGCTGCTCCACCAGGCGTATGCCTGCGTCGTCTCGTCGTACTTCGTGGTGTCTGTGTGGTCCGTCGTCGCCGTGTGGAACGCCCGCGACTTCTCCACCAGCGGCCGCGTGACGTTCACCCCCGTGGCGATGCTCAGGTCGCGTGTGAGGTACTGCGTCCAGGAGTTGAAGGTCGAGTTGGTGGAGAGGTTGTTTGAGCCCTCTTTCTGCCGCACGCCCTCCAGGAAGCCCTTCGTGTCGCCGCTGCCGACGCGCTGGTAATAGTGGACCAGCCCCGCCGTGCCGCTGGTGGTGATGGTGCCGTCAGGATTCCCACCCGTATTGTGCGTGTACCCCGTGACGTTCGCCGGCGTGTGGACCTCGGTCACCTGCCCGTCGCTGTTGCGCACGACCTGTGTCACCCACTTCGCCGGGGCCGGGCTGGTGTTGGCCGGGTTGGCGTCCGTGAGCACGCGGGACAGCGGCTGGCCCACTTCATCAAGGTACTGCGTGACCCACGCCCCGCCCGTGGGCGGCTCGATCACCACCCGCCGGTGCCAGGCCGTGTCGTACCCCGAAGTGCCCGAGAAGTTCGGGTTGTCGTGGTAGGTCAGCTTGTGCTCGCCGTTGGTCCCGCCCGCGCAGCCGCACTCCCCGTCGAAGTAGACGCTGATGACGCGGTAATCGGAGTCGTACTTGAAGAACGCGTCCGCGTAGGGCTTGAGCTCATCGTCGCTGGTGCGCGGCTCCTCAGCGCAGTTCGTCGAGTTGTGGTCGTTGAAGGTCTCGTTGCTCAGGTTTTGGTCTTGCCAATCGAAACGTCGCACACCCTCATAGCCGATGACCATCTTGATGGTGTTGGGGGGCCCGGGGTTGTTGGTCGCGTGATACTCTCCCGTGTAGTACCGGTAGTACTGCCGGCGCATCAGCGACTTCGTTGGATCGCTGAGCGGCGTGACGATGCTCACCATTTTCAAGTTGCCATCGCCGCCCCAGCAGTTGTCGCCATCCTGGTAGTAGGCGTATTCGACCCGGCCAACTTCCACCCACTCCTCATTCTCGTAGACCTCGGCGGCAACTTCGGTCAGGCGGCGCGTGCCGCCGATCTCCTGGGTGGAGTACGAGTATGTATACCTCCGCCCCTCGGAATCGAACGCCCTGGCGATCGTTCCGCTGGTGTTATACCCGGTCGTGATGGCCGTGCTCGCCGTGGTTGCGTGGCCCACGTACGCGGTGTTCCCGGCGGGGTCCACGAACTTCCACAGCTGCCATGACGAGTCGAACGTGTCCTGGCCGACGGAGACTTGCGCGTTCGACCCGAAGAAGTACGTCCGATTCCCGTTCTGGTCCGTGTAGACGTAGAGGTCGGGCGATCCGGACTCGTGCTTGACGATGCCCGCCGCGCCGTTCACGCCCCGGAACGTGTCAACGTCATCTTCGGTCCGCTTGAACTCGAAGTACCGGTCTGCGCCGTACACCAAGTAGATCAGGTCGGCCGCCTGCTTGGTGCCAGCGTTGCCGTCGGCGTCGTACAGCCGGATCTCCGGCTGGCTGATCTGGAACCAGTTTCTGCCCTGGTACCCGTCGCTGTCGATGTGCGCGCCGCCGCTGTCAGCTTGCCGGGCGTTGTACGTGCGGCCCACGATCCACGGCACGCGCGCCGGCAGCGCCAGGTCGATCTCGGTGGGGGCGTACGCACCCGTCGCCAAGCGCAACGACCCGAGTGTCTCTCCGGCCTGCGCCGACTCGAAGGGGTTGCCCGCCAAAGCCCACGGCAGAGATCCCCCGGCACGCTGCGCGCCGTCGAACCCCACGCCGCGCTGCTCGGCGCGCGGTCGTACGTCCTGCACGCGGGTGTTGTCGGCGTGCTTGTACGTGGTGAGCGAATCGCCACTGGTCTGGAGGATCTGGTCCGCCCGCGCCGGCACCGCCGACCACAGCATCGCCACAGCGAGGACGGCAAACACGCGACGAAGATGGTCCAGCGAATCGTGCCCACGCATTGGCGGTCCTCCGTTCGGAGTCGGCGGCCGGGAGCACGCACCGGGTCGGCCGGGTTGCCGGGCAGTATAGCCGATCTCACGCCACTGCAATCCCCGAATCGAACGCTCCTGTCCATCGGCAGGCCGGTCGGCCCCCGGCTTTGCCGAATCTTCAACGTCCGGCGTGCAGCCGCGGAAACCCCCTCTTCCTCTCGCCCGCCCTATTACAATGTGCACCGGACGTTCGTCGCGGACCAGCACCCCACACCGGAGGCATTGTCATGCTGAACGTAACTTCGAAGCGGGCCGTCGTCATCCAGTCCGTTCTCGTCATGGTCGCCCTGGCTGGGGCCGCCACCGCCGCCGTGCTGCTCGCACGCCAGCCCCAGCCTCCCGCGCCCCCTCCCCCTCTCCCCACGGCGGCCCAGGCCGCCGTCATGCTCCACGCTGCCGGCCTCACCCCCGATACCCTGGCCGCGGCGGGCGTCATCGCATCCCAGACCACCACCGCTCTTCAGCGCATCCGCGATCAACTCCCGCACCTGGCGTCGCAGTTCGACGCCGCGCACAACGCCTACAGCGCCGCATCCATCGAGCACGACCGCCTCGAACGCCTGGTCCGTAGCGGGAAGGGCACCGAGCAGGATGTCGCCGCGCTGCAGACGGCCCGCACTCACCTGCGGGCCGCCACCGCCCGGCGCGACACTGCGATGCAGGCCTTCGTCCAGACCGCCGACCTCGGTGCCGAGGTCTCGGCACGCTTGGCGCTGATGCACGACCCCCGCGGCGACGGCATCCCGATGCACTACCGCGCCGCGGCCCGCCCCGACGCCGAATGGATCGCCCTTCGCCACGCCCTCGCCGCGGCCGAGATCTACGCCCGATTCGACGAGGACGTCCCCCAGCCCGCCCGCGCCGTCATCCTCGCCAACGACAGCAACCCCGCCGTCGCCACCGCCTACGCCAGTCTTCAGGCCAATGGCCCCGCTGTCGCCGCCGCATGGAACCAGGCCGTCAACCAGCAGTAGACTGGCCATCGCCTCTGCGGGGCTCAGCTTCCGCTGTGCGCCCTCGATCCGTTAACCGGAAGCCGCCAGTTTTGGACGCCGCCGCCGGTTAACGCCGCGCGAGCGCCGGATGGAGTATTTGCACCCCGCGAGCGGGGTGGTTGGCGGGCGGCATTCGCCGCGGGCCGAGCCCCGCGGCGACCGCCGATGACCCGCCGACCGCGTTCTTGATAACGCCAAGCCTGTTAAACAGCGATTCGAGGCCGACATGGTGGCTCAAGACCCGGATTCGACGGTTTGAACCCGTTCCGATCGGGGAG